GCGAGCATGGCGTTGAACGCTGCTAACCTTTCGGTTGTGTAGGACATTAAGGCACGTTCCCGCCAGCGACAGGATTGAGAATCAACTTGCCGGAAGAATTGATGACGCCAAGGTGGATTACCGTGTCGCCAGTCGTAAGGTCTGCGCGTGTTTTGGTAATTCCGCCAGCAGTTCCAGAAAGCCAAACGTCATCGCCAACTGCGACGGTTCCGCCAACCGTAAATCCGCCTAAATCTTTTGAGCAATAGGTGATTTTCTGGCCGGATGATGCCGCGTTGACTGCAATTCCGGCAAATGTGTTTGCGGGTGCCGTTCCGTTTGCGTCTGCAAGTTTCAGTTTATTGCTATCGGACGTGTCAATATACAACGCTTGACCTTGCGTAATAGTTGCGCCTGCAACGCCTTGGTCGATTGTTGCGGTGGATGACGGGAGAACGCTTGCTGCGGTAATAGAAATTGCGGCCATAAATGTTGGTTGCTTGTAATGTTATGCTTGTAATTAGGCAAGAAAAAACCCGCTCCGGTTAAGAAGCGGGTTTCTCTGAGTGATTGGTTATTAGCCGAGCAGGATTGCGACGTTCTCCGGCTTCCAGACTTTCGCCTGATAGACGCAGGTAATGTCGATGATGTTCTTCTGGTAACCCTTGTAGGTTGCCACTTCAAACACCAATCCGGTCTGCTCGTCGCGGATTGTCATGCGGTCTGCCGCAGCGTCACCGCCGTAAGGCTGAGCCGGAGGACGCATCACAAGTTCGATTGCAGACTTGTGCATTGCGACGTTCGCCGTGTAGCTGTCGCCAACTGTCACCGCGTCGTTGTTTGCGGTTGCAATCAGCAAGCCGGGGTTTGCGATTGTGACTACGTTCGATGCGAGCGCGGTTTTGACAACGTACTTGTTGGTAGAATCGCTGGCGTGCGTGAGAATATCGCCCGCAACGATTGTGCCGCTTCCGGTGTCGAGAGTGAGCGCGGTCGAACCAACGGCGACGTTACCGAGGTTGATGAGGTATCCGCTTCCGGTGCCCTTTGTGTGGCTTGCAACTTGCGCCGACTCGCGAATTGCAATTCCGAGCAAGTCGAGAAGCGAACCGCGACGGAGAGTTTCGGACGTGCCAGCGGTGTTCGCCTGATACAGCGATGCAAGCTGACGAAGTTTCGCGCCTGCCGCCGTGTTGATAACGAGCGAAAGCATTCCGTCGTCAGGGCATCCGTTGTCGATAAGAACCTTGCGGATATCGGCAATCGTGTTGAAGTTGCTGGCGAACGGAGTCGTGCCAGCGGTTCCAACGGCACGCGACGCGCCTTTGTAGGCAACGCTACCAACGTGAGTTTCAATCGCGTTGACAATCTTGCGGATTGCCTGCGTGAACATATCGTCGAGCAACGCCTGTCCAGCGGTGTTGTCAATCTGCCGCCATACTTCGCCAGTGACGGGAATCTGGACGTTAGCGGTTTGCCCGATGGTCACGGTATCAACCGCAATCGTCTGGTTGTCGCCTTCGGGAATCGTCATCGCGGGCGTTACGCTAGTATTCAGCGTAGGCGCGGGTGCGTAGTGCGAAGTTACGGTGCCGCCAGTGCTGACGCCAGCATCGGACGAGTTGATTGTGACGGACGGGATGAAGCCCGTAATTTCACGCGCTACACGGTCTTTTGCGCGGAAGATGTTCTCAAGTAGAGAACTGACTGTGAGGTTACCCATATTAGTTTAGTGTGTGGTTAGTCTTGAACTTTCCCGCGCTTTGTTAGGATGTAATCGCGCTGCTCTGCGGGTGAGAGCTTTGCGAAATCTGCGCGGCTCATTGCCGCAATTTCTTTGTTGCCTTCCGGCTTGAACGATGCGCCCTTTCCAAGAGCGGCAGTAAAGCGAGCTTCGGCAGCGGTGAGTTCTGCGGCGGCGATTTCTTTCGCCTTGGCTTCTGCGTTTGCGGAGACGTTAGCAAGTTCAGCTTTCAGCGCGGCAATTTCGCCAGTTGCGGCGGAAAGTGCGGCAGCGGAGGCGTCTTGTGTCTCCTTGTTTTGGGTCTGGTATTCCGCGATTGCCGCTTTCACGGAATCAGCGACGAGTGATTTGATTTCGTCAGGTGTCATTGTGTTGGTTTCAGAGAAAAGAGCGGTCGTAGCCGCGCCACGTTCAACAAGGTCCGCAGCTTGGAAGTCGAGCGGAAGTCCTTCGGGGTCTTTCGGGTCGTATGAAAACACGACGGAAAACATCATGTTGTCAGGATCAGTTTCCGCACCCCAGAAGATAGCATCGCGGTATTCGGTAGGCGCAACGTGGAAGTCCGCAGCAAGGTCGCCATCTCCATCCACGCGGAAGTTCTTTAGTGCTCCAACCTTTGCGTGCAGTCGGTCCTTGTCCTCGTCGAGATAATCGTGCGTCCAGTGAACCGGAATTGCACGATTGCCAGCGTGCGCCATGAACGAAGCAATGTGCTTATGCTTTACTTCGCTAGGCCCGTGGTCGGATTTTACCTCGCCAAGCTCAATAACTTTGACGCCATAGATAACATTCTTTTCCGCGTCGATGCGGGTTTGTTTGAATGAGAATTGAAGCGCGGCTTGTGCCATTTCGCGCCTTTTCTCATTATTGAGAGCGACTGTCAACAGTTTTTCTCAATCGTGAGAGTTACTAGGCAAAAAGAAACCCGCCGCAACGTCCAGATTAACGCCACGGCGGGTCTATGTATGCAACGCGGAAATCAGAATGGATACGCCTTATCCACGGCGATGCGCCAATTGTCGAAAGTCAAATCGCCGCTGAATCGGCACGCCACGGAATCGCAAGCGTATTCGTAATGCCAATCGGGGATGCGCGTGTATCCAAACATTTCACGCAATCTATTGTTCAAGTAAATCCTGCATCTATCCAGCGTCGAACGATGTTGTCGTTTCATTCCTTGCTTGTAGCACGGCATTGATTTCTTGCAAGCGGAAATCGTGCGTGATAACGTGCGGCGAATGGCGAAACAAAAAACCAGAGGCGAGAACGAACTTGAAATATCCGGCGCGGCGAGTGCTCTAAAATACCTAGAGAAGTCCGTTGCGCGGTTGCAGGAATCGCTCGAAGCCGCCACAAAAGAGCTTAACGAAGCGATTGCAAATCAGTCCGCGAATCCGCCCGAAAAGGACGGAGAGGATTGGGATAAAATCGTTGCGCGTTGCCGTGCGAACCGGAAAGAGATTCAGCAAGAATTGCTTGGGTTTTCTAAGCTGCTTCTCGATTACGACAAGAACGTAGATACGTCGCGTAGGGACGCGAGCGAGTCCATTACTCGGTCGGACGCTGAAAAGTTTTTCTTCGCGTTCGCAATTGGAATGCGAGGCGCGACGGAACAGTTGATTATCCGGCAGTGTCAGGACGCGATGGAAGTGAAGTCGCCGGAGGAAATGTATAAAATCATCGCACCGTTGTTGCGTGAGTGCTATTTCTCCGCGCTGAAATCGGCAACGGAGGAATCGCAAATGCCCGCGTGGGTGAGGACGACGATTGAAGGAGCATTGTGACAAACGCATTAGAATACGCGAGGAAGCACGTATATTTCTGGCAAAGCTCGCCAATTAGCGGAGCGTTTGACCCGTCGAAATATCCGTTTATTATTGATCCACTGCTTTCGCTGGATGACATTGATTGCAAAGAGACAGTTGGATACGGCCCCGCTCAATCGTTCAAGTCCGTATTCCTGCAAATCGCGACCGCATACCGCCTCGCAATCTCGCAATGCTCTGTGCTTGCCGTAGCGCAATCGGACGACGACGCTGACGAGTTCTCAAAAGTGAAGCTAGGCCCGTTTCTGGATCGACTACCGCACTTGGACCGGATGCAAGTTGCAAAGCCGACGATTAACTTGCGACGGTGGGCAAACCACGAGTTGATCATTAGCGGACCCGGCGCAAATGCTCAAAACTCCAAGTCTGCGCGGTTTGTCCACACCGATGAGGCGCATCTTTACAAACACGGCATGCTTGCTGCGCTTATGGACCGATGCGGGCAGCGATGGAACCGTCACGCGCTTCACGTCACAACAGCCGCAGACAAAGGCACGGAAGTTGATATAAAATACCACCAAGGCGACCAGCGCGAATGGAACGTGCGCTGTATCCATTGCAACGCGCTATTTGAACCGCTTTGGGAGGACGCCTCACGCGAGAAATACAACGGGCATCGCGTATTCCAGTGGATAGACAACGGCAGCGAAACGGAAACGCTCAACTCCATTCAGTTCGTGTGCCCGCATTGCGACAAGCCGATTGAGAACACGCCTCGCAACCGCGTCCTTATGGACGATGGCGCGGATTATGTCGCGATGAACCCCGCCGCCGATAAATCTGCGCGTTCGTTCCGGTGGAATGCGTTTGCGTCACGGTTCAAGCCGTTGCGCGACTTGCTTTCGATTTACTTGAAGGCGATTGAGTCCGCGAAACTCGGAGACTTTAAGCCATACGAGAACTGGGTGAAAAAGCAGGAAGTCCGTACTTGGACTGGCGAGATTCCGCAAGTTGGCGTTGCGAATGTCGGGCGTGACCATAAGTTAAACGATATTGAGGTAAAAGAGGAAGATTTGCGCGTTATCTCGTGCGACGTGCAAGACAAGGGCGGCTTTCACATTTGGGCGTTGGTTGATTTGTGGCATCCGAACGGCGATAGCAAGCGATTGGCTTACGAGAAACTTGCTTCGTTCGATGACCTTCGCGCATTGCAGGAGAAATACAACGTGAAGGATTTGAGGGACACGAAAACGCATTCGTGCGTTGCAATCGACCACGGGCATCGTGAGCCGGAAGTGTTCGCCGCGTGCGCTCGATGGGATTGGCTGGCGTTGAAGTCCACGAGCGAAGAGGAGTTCGCGCATTACATTCGCCGCAACGGACAGCCGGATTTGCAAGTGATGAAACCGTGGAGTCCTGTCCGCTCTGGCAATCCGCTTCTTGGAAAGTCGAACGCTCAACGCGCAAAGCTCTGCGCGACGCGCCTATGGAGTAAGCCGCGCATTTATTCTATATTCTACACGCTAAAGAACGGCGACACGAAGCGGGCATACAGCATTGCTACGGACTTCTCGCCTGTTTTCGTTGACCAAGTGCATTCATACGTTCCGAGCGAAGGAGTTGATAAAAAGACGGGCGTTTTTACGAAGCAACTTTGGCGGAAGGTGAAAGCCGATGACCACGGGTTTGTTTGCGGAACGCAGTCGTTACTTCTCGCAATTTTGCACGGCCAATTTAGCGTTCCTGATTTGTAGCTTGCCTTGTATTTTCAATTATGAGAAACAAACGCAATGCCTAGCCCTAAGAGGATATTCAGAAATGCGACACTCGCAGAAGTGCAAGCCGCACACGCTGCCGCTTTGGACCGTGTAACGAATGGCGCATTCACGTCGCTATCGGGCGGCGGAACTTCTTCTACGAAGCAATACGCCAACGACCAAGAGATTTTATTTGAAGCGTCTTACGAATTGGACGTTCGCAACTCAACCGTAAAGCCAACGCACACAACGCAAGACTTTTCCGAGTTGCGTGAGCACAACACAACCGTAACAGGATGAACATTATCGCACGAGGCGCGTTGCAGGTCGCAAAATGGGCCGGATTTAACGCCGCCGAAAAGAACAAGACGCAAAAGCAGGCAGACAGGTCGGGCACAAACCCCGATTCACTCGCGGCGAACCGTCAACGCATTCAGCTTTCGCTGGAAGGCGAAAATGCCGTCAAAAATACTCCATTTGGCCGGAATTACGTGCAAAAGCGTCGAATGTATTGCAGCGGGCAAATATCATGGTCGCCGGATACCGGAGATGCCGCGCTGGACGAGTTTGTTGCCGCCAGATTGCACGAAGAATGGCAGAAAATGGGCGTAGAATGCTCCATGTATGACGCTTTTTCGCGTGTTGCGGACGTGCATTTACCTGTTTCCGGCGATGCAATGTTGCGTTGGTATCGCGACGAAAACGGGCTAAAACTGCTTGAAATCACGTCAGACCGCATTGGCGAGCCGTGGGGATGGCAGGATGAGACGCCGGATGACGGCAGTTACTACCGTTCGGGGCTGTATTGGCAAGGCCCGCGAGTCGTTGGATACAAGATTTACCAGCGCGGAGAGGGCAATTCTTACGAAAAGCCGGAACGAGTTGACGCGGCAGAGTGCATTTTCTTTAAGGACGACATTTTTGGCGGCTCTCGCGGTATTTCCATTTTCTCCGCTGCGTTGGAGGACGTGAACAGTCGGTATCAGATTTTGAAGGCGACGAAAGACACGATGTTGCAGCAATCCAAGGTTGCGGCGATTGCGCGGAATAATTCTGGTGCGCCTTCCGAGTTTGATTACCAAACCGTTGCGCCTACAAACGTAGATACGATTGATTACGTCGAGTCCTTTGCCGATGGCGCGGTCGTAAAATACCAGTTCAACGGCGACTCGTATCAAGTTTTGAAGGGCGAGCATCCGTCAGACTCGTTCTTGAAGGGGCTGAAATACGTTGACGCACAGGCTTGTTTGGCTGTCGGGATGCCTTACGAGTTCCTTTTTACCGCGCAAGACAGTGGCGGTGCGCCTTCCCGATTGGCGATTGAGATTGCAAGCCGCGAGATTACGCGCATTCGTGAGCGAGTTCACCGCCCAAGGTTGGATAAAATCGCTTACGTGACAATCATGGACTTGGTGAATCGCAAGGAATTGCCGAATAACCCGAACATTGCGCGGGGGTCGTGGCAGTTTGGGACTTTGCCGACAGCCGACGCATTTCGGGACGCTGCCTCAGACATAAAAGACGTTCGATTTGGGTTTAAGACACTCGGAGACGTGATTTCCGCTAATAGCGGGCGAACATACCCCGTTGTTCTGCGCCGGACGATGCAGGAAGCCATTGCGAAGCATAAAGCCGTGCAAGACGCCAATAGAGCGTTGGAGGAGGCAGGTTACGAGGCAACAATCACGCTTGAGGACATTGGCGCGTTGTTCGATAACCCGCAATCGCAGCCGACTAGCTTGACAGAGCCGGATAGTTCGCTAGATTCCTCCTCGCAGGTTAAATAGAACCGTGGGAGATTACCACGGCAGGGGCGTTTTCTTCGTTGTTCCGTCCTTCATTGAAAAGCCTGCAACGATTTTAATCTTCCGAAACGAAGAATAGCCGCAGAGATGCGGATTCAGTAGCATAACTAACCGAATCATCGGCTCCAATATGCGTTTGGGCATTGAAATGCCGATGGCTACTGAAAGTTTCTGTTGACGATTGGAATAACCGGAGTAAAAGACGCGCATGAAAATCAACGCCGAACTGGACTCTTGCGCTTCCGACGACCCGTGCGAGCCGGAAACTTGGTGGATAAACCTTGATTGCCCTGTATGTAAGCTGCGAAGGGCATCTAGCGATGATGATTTGAGAGAGCTTAAATGCTACGATTGCGGGACAGTTTTTGCTACGGACTCGAAAGACCCGTTCGATAAAGAATCTGAGTGGAGAATAATTCCTGTTGACACGAAACCCGATTGCGCGTAATTTCCCCACGTTCGCGCGTCATCGCTGACACAGATTTTTCCAGACAACAACGGAAAGGCCCGCAAGGTGATGACGCACCAAGCGGGCTTTTCTTTTGTCTCCGATGGCTTTTAATTTTCTATCGCAGCGGGGAAAGTGCGGACGGCGAGGCTTACGGCTCACAGTAGGCACAAAAGACCGCCGACTGTAAGCAATGGCGGGCGTCAGAATCACGACTTGCGAAAAGAGCGTGCCAGATGACGGTGAAGAATCGAGAGCATTGTGAGTGCTCACTTACCGCTGATTCCCGCGAGGGAGTGAATGGCAAGGGCATCGCGTTACAGGTCAACCGAGCGCGTGATTACAGCAACCCTGCCGCAGAAATGCTGTGACGGATACTCAGGAAACCAACTTAGACGGAGTGCCTTCACTTTCACCCGTATGGGTGAATTGTGCCGAGAGCCTAGCTCCCGAACTTACCGGAGATGACTTCACTATGATACTAACAGAACAACTACTAAAAACGATATGCAACGGCGGAGGCTACAATTCCGCGCAACTAAACATCCTTGGGCAACCATCTACGCCAAAACGCGGATGGAAAGAGCAAGTGATTGGACGACAAATTAGCGAGGCCGATTTTGCGCTTTTGCTGCAACTAAAAGGCGCGAAACCGCCCAAGCAACGCGAGATTTACCCGCAGGTCGTCACGACGCATTACCCGAAAAGAAACAAACAACCGAAATGAAAGCAATCACGATAGAACAAACGAACGTGCAACGAGGCGCGAATGACTTTGCGCGGACATTTTCGCTCGTGTGCCGAGAATGCCCTATCGGGTCAACGTGCGCGACCGGATTACAGGATTCTTACGGCACGACGAGGCTTTCAGCGTGCGAATATCTTCACGGCGGGACCGTAAAAGTCGCATCCGGTGGCGTATTTATCGGGCAATGCAATCACGCGGAATCAAGCACTGATGCGCCTTCCGAGCCTTTATTGAAAAAATAATGAAAAAGTTCTTGCAATGAATCAATTCCGCGCTAGAACTACGAACAAGCGGCGATTGTGCCGTGAATGAATAACCAAAAACACCATGAACATCGACACACGTTACGCTCGCCAAATCACCCTATGACAAGTCACGAAGCATACTACAAACGGAAGCGCAAAAAAGCGGAGAAGCGATGGTTTGCAGTCCTCGCCAAAAAGCGCGAAGGGCTGAAGTGGCGCGAGGTTGCCGCATTCTTCGGAATCGACACGGCATTTGCCTTTCGCATGGCGCAACAGGCGATTGAAATCGAACTGGAAAGGAAAGGATTATGAGCGATACACCGGATACTGATGCAGCTTGGGCTGATTGGACGTATGCAGGACCGGGAGTCCACGCTAACTTTGCCCGCAAACTTGAACGCGAGCGCGACGAGGCGAGGAAGGAGATTGAGCGTCTAAAAGCAGAAGCAGAACTCTACGCCGGATGGTCCCGATGGAAAGATGGAATCTGGCGAATCTCGCATCCGGATTCTGGACCTTTGGCGGAATGGATTGCGGAGGATTTACAGTCCATGAAAGGAGTCGAATGACCATTTTACTGATTCAGTAAAACCCACGTTATGAGTAAAACCGCATATTCCAAAAATATGAAAAGGAGCGCATAGAATGAGTAACGTAATCATCGGTATCGACAACGGCGTGAGCGGCTCACTAGCCGCTATCTCATCTCACAACGGCGCATTCATCGACGCAATCACGATGCCGATACAAAAGGCAAGGAAAGGGAATGAGATTGACGTTGCGGAAGTTGAGCGGCTGAAATCAGAGGCAGAACTTTACTCCGAATGGTCTAAATGGAAAGATGGAATTTGGAAAATCTCGCATCCGGATTTTGGACCTTCGGCGGAATGGATTGCGGATGATATTGAGAAACTGGAAGCAGACAAGGCGCGGCTTGATTGGCTCGAAAAACGCGAGTCTATGGAAGGATTCACCCGCGACGCAATCGACGCCGCCATGAAAGGAGAACTATGAACGAACTATTCACCGAAATCCCCGAGTCAAAGCCGACGCGACTGCAAGCCGCACGGATAGCGCACGACAAGGCTGCTGCGGAGTATGAACGTGCGGAAAAGTTATTGGACGAGCAAGGACCGGAAGCCAAGCCCGTGTTTGACGCTGCGAGAACCGAACTTGTTCACGCGGAATACGAACTGCGCGAGGCAGAATTGGAGGCATTGTGAGAATCTACACCATCTGGCTGAAACTCCCGCTGTCCGTTATATGGACCGCGCTGGAACGCAACGGGCATTTGTGGACGACAACCGAGGCGTGGATTGCCGACGAGAAAGCGAAACAGATTGCCGACGATGGCGTTTATCACGTTCACGTTAAGATGATCGAGCTACCGAGGCAATACGGGGGCATGATACGTGCGACGCTGGCTGATTGGACCGATTACGTTCCGGCTGATTCTGAATGATTTATGAAGAAACTACAGGAATACGAAACACCGACAAGTAATGAGGCATCTTTTGCGCGATGGACCAATCACGCCGGGATTCAATGCAAAACAGAGACAGATTCAGTGCCGGTTGTTGTCGCCCGCGACCTAGAGCGCAAACTTGCGTTGGCTATGGACGCGCTGAGGGAGATTGAACGCGACGGGTATCGCCCGATGTCGCTACGCCTATCGCATCCGACAGATATTGCCGAAGAAGCACTGCGCGAGATTGAGAATGAGAATACATGGCGGGGCATAGAATAGAATTTTCAGACGGTTCGGTCGGTTACATCGACTACGCAGACGCGGAAGGCAGTGCCGTGGTGAATGGCCGCGTCTGGCGATGGGAGTTCAGCGAATGTGGCGGCCCGCTATTTCTTCGTTCCGATTTGGAGCCACGTAAATGCCAATGCCCTACAGTAAAGGAAGTGTGGAATGCGTTTGATAATTGGCTTAGGAGATATGAGAAAAGCAGACGCAAAAATAAAAGTCGCAAGTCTAAAATGAGAAAACACGGGTGAGATTCCGCAGGTTTGATATAGCAGGCGTGCGAATCCGTAAAGTTGCAATTACAGGCTTGAGAACGAGGCTGTCATATTTACGATTGTCGACTAGCCCGATAGACAATTATGAGAATCCGATTGCTTTTTGCTGGACACGACTCGCATAATTGAGAAGCGAATAGATTCTATCCCTCTCAACCGTAAGAATGGATAGAAACTATCCATTCGGTCACTCTCATAAGTGAGAACATTCGCAAGAATGTTCGGTGCATAGCACTATACTCTTTTAGAGCGAACATTCTTGCGAATGTTCTCACTTATGAGA